CTTTGCAACCATCTGTGCAAATAACTGATTTAAGGAAGTACCAGCAGTCGAAGCCTTCATTCCTCTCGACGCTAGAATAGCAAGTGCTGCACTCGACTCTTCGATCGACTGACCCGCGAGCTTTGCACTCGCACCAAAGTATTTGAATGACTCTCCCATCATCGAGACGTTTGTGTTTGCACTCGTTGCGGTTGCAGCCATGACGTCTGCTACCCTGCTGATTTCGTCGGCAGTCAAACCAAACATCGTCCCGACGTCAGATGCAATATCCGCAGCCTCGGCAAGCTCCAAACCACCTGCTGCTGCTAAAGCTAATGTCGATGGGATTCCTGCGAGTATCTGGTTCGTGTCGAAACCAGCCATTGCAAGATAGTTCATTCCCTCCGCTGCCTGCGTAGCAGAGAATTTAGTCGTACTGCCGAGGCTTTTAGCTGTCTCTCGCAACTTCAAAAGATCGTCACCGGTCGCACCAGAGAGTGCAGACACCTTCGCCATCGCATCGTCAAAGCCTGCGAAGGTTCGTGTCATCCCACCTAACGCTGCTGTTCCAGCAAGACCTATCCCAGCGAGCTTTTTGCCTGCGGACGATATGCTCGTCCCCATCTGCTGCATCTTTGCACCGACAGCAGAGACCATTTTGTTGACGTCAGCAGTCAAACTTTGAATCGCAGCCTTGGCATTGTTTTTGGCATTGATATTTATATTTACATCAGCCATCTATCTTTTCCTTGAACTGCGATATTTGCTTTTTGCTTTCTCTTGCTCTTCGGATTGGATTCTATTGATCTCCGATTGCATTCGGCTGAACAAATTAAGAAACCACTGGCTTTGATCTAATGAGCCACCGTCCTCTGGGAGGAATCCACGCTCAGCCATGCCGACGATTGTGATCGCATACTGCAAGTCTGCGCCGACGATTTGGCTGGGACACCGATCGATGATGTAACGACCGTTCTGACAGGTCTTGCAACCTGCTCCCTCACAGATCGGACATTGAATTTGCAGCTTTCCTGCTGAGTAATCTTCGCGACATTGCTTTCCACATCCTTTACAAAGATGACCGGTTCGCAACAACGCCGCGATTCTTACTTTCCCACTTCCGCATCTCCGACAACGTGACCTTGAACAGCCTGCGTCAGAATCTCGATCGCTTCTCGAAACGTTAACTCTTCCTCCCACAATTGGTTAGCTCTCGCTTCATCACCGATGACTAAACCGAGAGCTTCAGGGATTCCATTGTCAAAAAGATCGGATTCTACTTTGTCACCGGTTTCCTGCAGTCGTTGAAGAACCGACATAAGTCTTGCAAACTTTCGTCCTGCGAGACAGACGCCGTCTAGCTTTTTGTTGCCGCTGTAAACGATGTCAAACTTGTCACCGACTTGTAACATTCTTCACCTAACTTGCTGCTGTAAAGGTTAACGAAAACTCGCGATCTTCCGTGTTGCCATTTTTATTGCACATCATTTCGATTTCGTGTATGAGCAACTTTTCACGGTCACCTTCGGACAAGCTAAAGACCTGAGCCTTTGGTGCTGCGAGCGTGCAGTAAGGAAGTGTAGTCTGTGCACCCGTTAAAAATCCAGTGCCTACCACTGAACTAAACGCTGCTTCAGTGTTATTCATTAGGTCACCGAATACGTCTTGATTGGCGACTAGGTCAGCCTCTGGGTCAAGCGTCAGTTTAGGATACCTGTCAACCACGATCGCTGACTTGTAACCTTCGATGCTGTCAGGACACTCGCGAAGTATGACTTCGTTCCCTAAGTCGAACTCTAGACTGCTCATGCACAAATCGTAGCTGTTCCACGTCGTCGCAGTTCCGTCGCTCGCAAAACGCATCGGCAGGTCTAGTGGGTACGTCGGATCGATTAAAGAAGCGTCAGATACTGTTTGGAACACACCTTTAAACTCAAACTCAAGATATGTTAGTGCACCAGAGGTGCAGACGATTTTGAAATTGCCCATGCAGCCTGCTGCCGACTTGAACATTCCGTTTTCGTAAAACCCGATCGTGATAGACTTGTGGACTGACGAACTCGATGACAAGCCTTCGCTCTTGGGGTAGATCACGAGGCTGCTTACTTCGCATCCGCATGCTGGAAATAAAGTCGCTGCCCATGCCGGCAACGCTGTTCCACCGACCATCGCTAGATCAACCTTGAACTTAATGGTCGCTGCACGAGCACCGCTAACACCAGCAAGCCTGCCAAAGTTACCTTGCGCCTCTCGTTCTTCGACATCTGTCTCAAACTGAATCTCTAAATCATAAGCATTAAATGCACCGTCACTCGCAGCAAGACTCTCCGCAGTCCCGATCGTCGTTTCGATCTTCGCAGCCATCGCTGTCAAACGTTTCAGTAGTGGCATCTTCCTGTTCTCCCTTTAACTGGTTGTTTTCTTTTTCCAACTCGTAATCGATGCCAGCGTCAGCAAGCACCTGCTCACAATACTCCAACAGCAGCGATGCTGTTTTGCCTTCGCCCATTGGATTCAATCTAAGCACTTTGCTATTCAGAACACGAACGCTGAGATTGCAATCCTTGTCAGTTTCACTCAAAACCCTGACGTCAAAAAGATATCCGTTTACTGTGCGGATCGATTCCAATGCTTCTTTGATTTCGCTCATAACGTTCTCGCTAATTCTTGCAGACCTTTCTGAACATAAAGACGCAGCGTTTTGTCAGCAAATTGCGTCGTCGGACTTTGCATCTTGCCTGCTCTAAACATTCCCCAAGGAGACAAAGCATAAATTTTATTGATCGGTAAACGCCTTGCACCAGCCTCTCTCATAAACACACCGCCATTTAGCTTTGGAGCTTTCTTTCCTGCTCGTGGTCCCATAAAGGCTTTGCTTATTAGCTTTCGCGAACCACCGCGCTCTAGCGCAAAAGTGACACCTGCACCGGTATGCTTAGGACCGAAATACTGGACACCCAGTTTGGGAGTTTTCTTCAAACGAACTTGCGCTGATAGATCCGATGACTTCGCCTTTTTGCTCTGGAATATTATTCGCTTCTTCTTCAAGTTGCGCAGGCTAATATTGAATTTCTGCGTGATTCGCTTGTTCATGTTGTCGCGAACCATTCGAGCAGTTTTGTTGACAGCAGTTGCTGTCTTGCTGTTCATCCTGCTGCCAAACGTTTTAATTTTGTCGTCTAGCAGTTTTAACTCGCTGCTCCCTACGTCTATCTTGAGCATTACCATCGCACCTGATACGGAGACCACTCGCTGACACGATAGCAAACATGCAAAGGAACATTAAACCCGTCCATGCCTCCATCGCTATCAATAGCTTCGCGAGCACCTATTCGAGCGTTGATTGCGAGAGCACCAAACGACCACCAACCGCCATCTCCACTGTCTGTCAATGCTTCGACGACGTCTGCATAAAATACTGCATGATATTCGTCGATCGGAGTTGGGTCAGTTTCGCTCGGCATCAAATGACAATAAATATTAATCGTCGCATCATAAGCGACAGAAGGAGGATTGCCTTCTTTGCTCAACGCTTCATCGACCTCTTCATCACCAAGCGTTAAAATGATTTGCCAAGGCTTAGGTGTGTAACTGAGTGTTCTTGTCGGTCTGATTACTTCGCAGACAGGACTGTTTGGATAGACGTCGCTTAACAGGACTTGTAAGCGTTGATGCACAACTCGCATGATGCGTTCGATCACCGGTCTCGCTTGACCTACTGACATCTTGGTCTGCCTAATTACAAGTTAACATGATGACACCGAGGTCTTGTTCAACTAAGTGAACGACAGTTCGTTTCTCGGCTGATTTGCCTTCACGCACAGGAAACGATATTTGATCGCCTCCTGTGTTCACTTCTGTCGTTGATATCCCAGCGACAGAATCATTTGCAACGTAGACGTCAAAACTCGGAACCACTGATTGACCACCGTCAGCGTCATAAGCAACGATCTGGTTTCTAACAACCATCGCGTTGATAGTCCTACTGGTCGGTGTTTGACCGTAGTCGGTGTGAGGATAGTAGACGACCTGCTCGGCAAACGTATTCGTGTCGAACAGGAACGTCTTAGCATCCCGCAGTAACGAGTCTTTAACACCCATGTTATCGATTCGTCTCAATATGAACGTAATCAATAACAACGCTGTCGGTGTCAGTACCAGTCGTCTTTTGAATCTGAATGAAAGGCTGCAGACCGGCGGAGTAGTTCGACATGTTAAATGTCGTCGCTGAAGCTACTCTGCTTAAAGCACCGTCACCGTTATCCATATAAAACTTGACGTCCGACTTGCCACCAGCAAAATCGATCACGAATCGCTTATAGCTGTTGGAAAGCACCTGATTGGTTGCTACGTCGTCGTTATTGTTAGAACCATCATCGCTTTCGCAAACGACTGCGGTAGTATCGTCGGAACCGATTACTCGGAAACAAGCCTGCTCTGCGATACTATCGATCGCGTCATTGCGTGCAGAACACACTCCGAAAGCGAGTTGAGAATTTGCTCCTAGTGCAGCCTGTCCACCTTTGATCCTGAACTCGATTCTTTTGAGCAAGTCGATATCAAAGTTGAGGTCGTCACCGTGATGCAAGCAAACATTCTCAGCTTCGGAAGTAGCTGCCAAAGCCAAGGTTGCCTCACCGCCGATTCCACCTTTAGTGTAGGTCGGTGTTCCACTGGACGAAGTATCGTCTACCAACCAGTCGCTGTCGCTTTGGCTGGATGGTAACGCACCATGACCTAAAAAGTCGTCGTGGTAGATCACCTTGTCAATATGATTGTAACTCATCGTTTTAGTTCCTCAGTTGGTTTTTAGTTTAGTTGCAAGGTTCAGGCTTAGGCACCGAAGTTCTTGTAGAGTCCACGCCAATCGATAGCTTTGACACCGAAGGTTTGACGTACTTTGTAGAAGTAGCAATCACGCTTCATATCGTAATCGGACTCAAGCACTGGCGATTCCTCGCCTTGCAAGAACGCAATTTCCACTGTGTCGATCAAGTTGTTGCGAGCAGCAAGATACCAAGAAGTCTGACTTGCCGATTCAAGCTGTGGCTCGATGATAGGAGTAAGAACGTTCTGATGGATGTTCAGGGTGTTCGCGTTCCCTGCAGCAGAACCACCAGCGACAGGATCGCTGAACGAACCGAGCAACTGAAGCACTGTACCACGCAACGATGGTGGTGCGATGATGAAGGCTGGCTCGACGTTGATGATGGTCTTTCTATCAACACCGGTCTGAGTCATCATGCTGGTGTAAGCAGAATTCAGAGTCGCAACGCTTGGTGCTGCCCCTGATCCCGATGAAACAAAGTTACTGTGAGCAGAACTAAAGAGTGCGTTACCATCTGCCATGTTAGCGTTCTGGGTCAGCACTTCATAAATTCTTTCGTTCTGCGTTCGACGAGCAGCGGTTCCCATCATCGCTGGAGTACGAGCCAAAGCATCAAGGTCGTCGTTGACGATAGTCTCCCAACTGACAGTAGTGACCTTGCCGTACTTTTCAACCGAGTAGCTTTCTTTTTCGTCACTCATAGAATTCTCAGAATACTGAGCATTCTCTGGAACGACGTCCAATGACGCAGCCTCGGAATAACGAATTCGATTGATGTTCTTGAAATCCGCAACGCTGCTCGCTTGGCGAGCCCAAAGATTCCATGTGTATGGAGCTTCATCATACGCTGCGAGCAAAGTCTTATTACTCGCATCAAGAAGCAGGTTGGCGAACGAACCTGTGGTGTGATAGGCTTCGCCATCTCGCTTGATACCGAGACGATTCATGGTGGATGTATTACCCATTGCAACGGCTGCAATATCACGCTTAGCCATGCGGTCGGTATTGATGCCGCCTGCTCTCAGCATGACTTCTGCCATACGGATAAGCTCAACGTTCCCCATGCCCTCACCAGTAAGTTCTGGCTGCTGGCGAATACCTGCGCTTTGATAAGCTCGCTTGAGCAGACCATTTCGGACTGCTTCTTCTGCTTTGTCGATTGCTGATCGCGTCACATGCACTGACGTGCCAGCAGGCTGATTCTGCTTTTCCATTTCTTCTTGAACCTTTCTTCGGACTTCTTCTAGCGGAGCACCGCTGTCACACCACTGATCAGCTACTTCACTGTCAATGTTCGCTGAACGAGCCAGCGTTCTAATGAGCTTGACACGATCACGCTCATCGCTAATTGCTCTGTCTAGGGTGTCCCCACCCTCGGCACCAGAAAGCACCGGCTCAGCATCGGCAGGTACTTCGTCTTGATACGCTGGTGCTTCTTCTTCATTGGCTTCAGCAACCGGCTCTTCCACTGGTGATTCATCAGTAGATTGAACTGACGCTTCTGCTTCAGATGTTTCTTCTGTTTCTAACGCTTGAGCCGAGCCAATGTTTTGAGCGAGCCATTGGGCTACGTCACTGGATTCCGCAATTTCTTCTGGCATACCAAGTTCGATCAACTGCTCGCGTGTCACTGGCATTTCATCACCTTTCCATTCATTTGAATCATAAGATCGTAAAACTAATGAACGCACCGTTGATGCTGAGTCGGCTCCCGTTGCCACTAGCGATGCGTCCGTAGGTGTCCAGCGAGTAACGATCTCTGCTGGTCCTGTGATCGTTTTGTTTCTCACCTTAAACTTTTCACCGTTACCGACGCTTCTTATTTCGTTAACGCTTGCAGTGATTGAAAAGTCAGTGAGGTGTCCGTCTCGAACTTTTTGATAAGCCTCTTGAGATGCCGTATCCTGCGCGAACATCGCGCGACCGACAAGCTCTCCTTTTACTACACGCAGATCACGAACGCTGCCGAGCACGTTTCGTACAGTAGACGGATTGTGGCTGTCTACGATCGGCAACTGATTTCTTTCGCTGCGAAATTCGACTCCACCCATATCTAGTATTTCTGAAATAACCTGACCGCGAGCCCAATCCATTCTTTGCACAGGATTGTCAGTAGCGACCACAACATCAACACCTTCATCAGTAAACGTATCTGCTCTGACCTCAACGAAACGCATGACCATCTTCGATCGGTCTGCATAAGTGTTTTTCTTTTTAGCCATTGACCTTTTTCCTTTTTCGTCGGCTGCGTTCATTTGATCAACTAATTTGTTTGACCACCGTTGACCCTCGAAACTTCCCCAAAGCATCCACGCAACCCTGCCTGCGCTGGGATATCCTTTTTCACCGACATTGAAGCCTTCTGCCTTTTGATCTACTTCATGTCGAGCGAAATATGACTTCATCCTTTTCGCTGTGTCAGGACTGATGGTTTTACCGTTGGACAAATCCCTTGCCCTTGCCACTCCCACAGCAGTCCCTCCCCTGCCATGCTCCTCCCGCATCTCTAAACCGATGCGCGCTGCTTTTTGCACACCCTTTGGTGGCTTGAAATTGATGTGATCATATTTAGCCATCTTGATCTACTGGCTCCGGTTGTGGAGTTTCGCTTTCGAACGCTGCCTCGACCTCCGCGATGTTTTCGCTGCTGCCACTGATGCTCTTGGTTTCGGTTTGTACCTCGGAGGTGCTCTTGCTCTCGGATTTGCTTTGTGCCTCGGTAACCGAACGCAACCTTGCGCCGGTCTGTACCAAACCAAGCTCGTTCATTAGCTCGACCTCTTTAGATCGCTGCATCAGAACCTTTCGCCAGTTGTATCCTTTCTTTCCAAGCTCATCTCTAACGGTCGACAGGTTGTTATAGACCGCTGCTGCACTGGCATCACCTTCTGCCTGCGGGTCAACCCATTCCCAACCAGTCGCTAGATTCTGACTAGGCACGAGCGATGGGCTATCAAGCAACTCAACAAGACTTGGGAATGCTGGGTGTGAAATAAACGCTGCTTTTTCACAAAACCTCCGCCAGACGACATCGCACAGTTGATGCTCAAGGTACTGCTGCCAACACCGGAATCGCCTGCGATCTTCAAGTTGTGACGCTCGGTTACTGCTCCACGATGTGTAGGAGTAATCACGAGCCACCGTCTCAAAAGACAAACCGGTGCCGACAGCGATTCCTCTCAGGATAAGATTAATCCAAGTTTGTGCATCTGAGTTTGGACGACCGGCATTGCCGAACACAATGTCCTCGTCTGGTTGCAGATGCATAATCATTGCTGGCTGCATGAAATCGTAGATGTTGCCATTCGAATCTGAAGAGTCTTGACCGTCCTCTGCACCGAGCATTGAGATTGGAGAACGTGACTTAATAGCTGCTGTGTAGCAGGCTGCAACCGCACTTGAGACCATTTCGTTTTCAACATACACACCTAAGTCACGCAGCCAACTGACGACCGGAGCAAACCAACTGACACCTCGCGTTTGTCCAACACGATCTTTTCTGAAAAGATGGATCACGT